AGAAAAAAAAGATAAAAACATGGCAAAGAAAAGAAAATACTATTCTGATGAAGAGCATGACCATCACTTTCACTTTACTCAAGAGATGATGGAAACATTACATCATGATGGTGAGTTAGAAGTAAAAGTTGAAGAGGGAGACCAAGAGATGTTGATTTTATTTACTTACGATGTAGAAAAAACAGAAGAGTATATACCTGAAGAAGAAGAAATAAAAGATGAATTTAAAATGTATTTTGATGAGGTTATGGAAAACCTTAAAAAATCAAAATAATATGAAGATAAAACATTTTAAAAAATCTGAATTTACTTGTAAGTGTGGTTGTGGTGAAACTGTTATAAGTGATGATTTACTTTATATGTTAGACAAGGCTAGAGAGTTTGCTAAAAAACCATTTAAAATAAATAGTGGGTATAGATGTAAGAATCACCCAGAAAGTAAAAAAAACCCAACATCATCACACATAAAAGGATTAGCAGTAGACATAGAGTGTAAAGATAGTAACACTAGAGCAATAATGATGGATGCTTTAGTTTATGCAGATTTTGAAAGGTTTGGACTACACAAATCTTTTATTCATGTAGACATTGATGTTGTAGACAAAGTAAGTCCAGTAATCTGGCTATATTAAATAGAGTATTAATTTAAAATATATATTATGGAATTTATCACAGAAAATTGGTTGGAATTATTAATTGCGTTAATGGCTTTTGCTAAAGTTGTTACTAATTTAACTCCAACAGAAGCAGACAATAGAATCTTTGGTTGGATAGATACAATCATAGACGCAATAGTGCCTAACTACAAAAAATAAAATTATGATAAAAAAATGGATTGGCGAGGCACTTGTGGCAGGTGGTGTAAAGCCTATAACAGAATTATTAAAAGCAGTAAAAGAATTATTTACAGACACTAAAGGTAAGTGGAGTAGCAAAAGAACCATAAGTGGTGTAATTGTTGTTGCTGCTAGTTTATATATAGAGAAAAATGGTATAGACACAAACTCTTTGATTATGACAGCGTTAGGGGTTTTGCCTTTATGTTTTTCTGCTTTTGAAAAAAAATGTGGAGATTGTGCAAGTAATTGCAAAAAATAATTATCTTTACACTTACAAGATGGGGTTGTGCCTATCTTTGTTTTCATTGTTTATAGTTATCAAAGGTGAGATGTTGAAAAGCGTCTCACTTTTGTATTTTATAGGGCTTTATTATGTATAACTTGCACAGCAACTAAAACAAAATAAAATGAAAAAATATGGTAAAAGACTTAGATTATCTCCTGAAGAAGTAGAGATGGTTTATGAAGGTAGAGCAGAAAGCACTACAAATTTAAACGGAAACACAGCATTAGACATACATTTATCAGAAAGAGGCATAGACAAAAATGACGTTGTTTCTGTAAAGCATTGGCAGTCTGCTGATGGTCAGTACAGATTTAGTATAGTAACAAAAGAGGATGTCTCTATAAAAGAAAATGACATACTAAAAAAAGTAGGAAGTTTTATTAGCGAACATTCTCCATACTACAAGCCAATAGTTAGAAAAAACAAAAAAACAAAACACTTATTAGTTATAAACCCAGCAGACATTCACATAGGCAAGTATGCTAATGGCGTAGAGACTGGTGGTGAATATGACGTTGAAACTGCCTGTATGCGTGTTTTAGAGGGCTTAGAAGGACTTATACAAAAGGCAGAAGGGTTTAGTGCAGAAAGGATTTTATTCTGCATAGGCAACGATGTTCTACACATTGACAATGTTTATGGTACTACAACAAAGGGAACACCGCAAGACACAGATGGTAAATGGTGGGAACATTTTGAGATTGCTTTAGCGTTATATGTAAAATGCGTAGAGATACTTAGAGAGATAGCACCTGTAGATGTTGTGCATTGTATGAGTAACCATGACTATCAAAGTGGTTTTCACTTAGCACACGCTTTAAAAAGTTGGTTCAGAAAAGACAAAGAAGTATCTTTTGACATAGGCGTTGCACACAGAAAGTATTATCAGTATGGAACAAATTTAATTGGATTAGAGCATGGTGATGGTGCAAAAATGGATAACCTTCCTTTACTAATGGCACAAGAAAAGCCAAAAATGTGGAGTGAAACTAAATTTAGATATTGGTATTTACATCATTTACATCACAAAGTAAAACATAAATGGAGAGATGCTAAAGATTTTATTGGCGTAACTGTAGAGTATATGCGTTCACCATCTGGCACAGATAGTTGGCATAATCGCAAAGGTTTTACAGGTGTTCCAAAAGCGGTTGAGGGCTTTATTCACGAAAAAAATAGCGGTCAAGTAGCACGTTTAGTGCATTATTTCTAAAAATTTTAACCTAGTAGATAAACATTTTCTAAAAAAATGTTAAAAAAGTTTTGGTGGTTGGTTTCAATTTTATAACTTTGTACCAATTATTAACCAAACTTATAAAAAATGGATACTTATTTACCAATGAATGGTGTTAACGCAGAAATATGTAATCAATTTAATGTTGTTGATTACGAAATAAAAAGACTGCGTGAGGCTAATGCAAATTTAAAGTTGCAGGTTCTTGATTTGCGTAAAGAACTAAATGAAAAAAATAAAACATCATTAGAAAAAAATAAATAAAAAAAATGTTTAGAAAGGTTTCATCATGTTGTGGGTGTAGTTATGAAGATAGTTTTATATCTACTTGTTGTAGAGTAGAGATGTATAAAGACTTGAACTTCTTAAACTATCAGGCAGAAAAATTATACAAAAGAAACGACAGGTGTCCTTCATGTAATAAAACAACTAGAACTAAGGGCTACATATGTAATGAGTGTGGCAATTGGTTTAAAAAACCTAAACTGTATGAGCAAAGTTATAATCATCCTAATTATTAATTTAGCGGTTATACTTTGTGATAGATTATGGGCGTTACTGATAAATAACAATAAACTGAATTATTAATTAAATTATAAAGTGCTAATAGAAGGTTTAATCGAAACGCCTCTTTGCTTGTATAGTTTTACAACTAAATTATTAACTAAAAACTAAAAACAATGAACACAACAGAATTAAAAAAAACAATGATTAAACATCTTGATAATTTAGAAGGCGATTTATATTATCATAAATTTTTAAGATTTTCATACTCTTCTAATCAAGTTAAAGAAATAGAGAAAGATATAGAAAACATAAAAAATAAAATACAAAATTTAAAAGAAAATAAACAATTAACTAAAAACTAAAAACAATGGGAAAAATGAAACAACAATTTATTAATCAATTAAACAATAACGAAATGAAAAAAAGAACTATGGAACAAAAACTAAGAAAACAACCAGACCCAGTTGTTGAAACAAGAAAAGAGGCACTAAGAAGGCTATACAAAGAAAATGGCTTGACAGAAGAAGATATATACAAAGACAAAAGAGGATTTGTAATTATTACAAGAACAGGTATAGATAAAATTGTATCAAGAAACAATATTACAGTTGCTTATGAGGTTATAACAATGGATTTAGAGAAGTCTACTTGCGTTTTAAGAGCAGCAGCAACTATGAAAGTTGGTAATGATGTAAAAAATGCTATGAGTTTTGGTGAAGCATCTCCAGATAATTTAATGGGTGGAGGTAAAAAGTTTCCTGTTGCTATGGCAGAAAAGAGAGCAATGTCTAGAGTTGTTCTTAAAATTGCTGGCTTCTATGAGCAAGGTGTGTTTGGTCAAGATGAGATTGTTGATTAGTGAATGACGATTGGTTTGATGAGTTGCTTGATGGTGAGCCAACGCCTATTACAGATACGCAATGGCTCATCATTGAGAACAACATTTATAACACATCAATACCAGCAACACAAATTGAGTCTATAATATCTGGTCTAGATGACTTGACTCAAATAGAAGCAGAAAAAATAATACAAACTATAAACGAAAATAAAATTGAAAGAGATACAAGAAAACAATGGCTCAAAATGCTCAAAGACGGAGTATTTGGAAATAGAAATATTTAATCATTTTTTAAAAGTTTATTCTTATATAATTTGGAGTGGCAAGCATATGCTTGGCGAGGTTGTTGAAGATGGTATAACTCAATTACTAAACAAAAATCAATTAGTAGATTTTTACTACTCTGGAAAAACTAAGTTTAAAATACCTAAATGGAAAATAGAAAAATACATATTAAAAAATGACTAATAAATATTCACTAGACAAAATTAGAAAATCAAGAAATGAGTTTGAGGCTTTGCTAAGAATTTATGGCATCTCTAATTTAAGGCTTTGTAAGATTTTAGAAGTTAATTATCTTACAAGTAAAAAGTTTATAGAAACTCCTACTAACATGAGGTTTATACACGCTAAAAGATTAGCGGACTTTATTGGTCTTGAAATACAAGACATAGTAGATACAATAGTGTACGACATAAAATAATAAAACATGAAAAGAAGAAGATTAAAATTTAGTGATTATTATCATGAAATAATAATTAACGAAATAGCAGACATCTATAATGTAGATAAGGATAGGATATTTTTGGGAAGCAGAAAAAGAAATATTATATTTGCTAAAAGACTGTATATATTTATATTAAGGGAAATGTTTGGATTAACCCTAAAAGATATTGCAGGTGTTACTAATTTACATCACGCTTCAATAATTCACCATTCAAGACAATTTCAGTTTCAATACGAACACAAAAAGAATTGGATAAAAGAAAACAAACATTTTGAAAGAGTTGAAAATAGAATTATAGAAGTTGAAATAGATGAAGAAATTATTGGACTAGAACAACAATTAGAAAAAATAAACAAATCATTAACTAAATTATATAAAATAAATAAACAAAAACATGAAAGAGAAAAAAGAGAAAGTCTACTTACCAAGTAGCATAAAAAACATTGAAACAAAGTTTGGAGGTATGATGGTTGCAAACTTTAAAGTTGACGAGTTACAAGCCAACTCAAAGAATGGTTGGGTATCTATGGTTATAGCAGAAAGAAAAGAACCATCTGAAAAAGGTGCAACTCATTATGCTTATGTAAATGACTATGAGCCACAAGAAAAGAAGACTGAAACTGCTGCTAAAAAAGAAACAGTAGAAGATGATTTACCTTTCTAATGATTAAATGGAAAAATACAACTTACCCTAGCACGTTTATCAAACTTGCTGATGAACTTGCTGGGGTTAGAAGTATGCTATCTGCTAATGTATATAATAAAGATACAGAAAAATACAGAGGCGATAAAGAACACAAAATACAAAGTCTAGGAATATTTGCAGAACTTGTTGCTAGACATATACTTGATAACAATAGAGGTGTTAAATACAAGGCAGCACCCCTAATAGAAGAAAGACCTGTAGTAGAGGCTGATATAATAATGCAGGGTATTGGTGAGTTAAACTATATTGACGTCAAAGGTGTAAGTAGTGGTGGAAATACGCTTAGAGTTAATTATAAGGCTCATAACAACCCTAATAAAAAAGTTACACACTATCTATTCATTCAGCCTTTGAATCCATTACAGGCAAGATTTTGCTGGTATAAGCATAAAGATGTAAATGATTGGGATGTTGTTATGTCTACTTATACTAAATGCTATGAACTGAAAATTGAAAAACACAACTAAAATGAAACAACCAAACTACTACGCTATAATAAGTGCTGAGGTTAGGTATGATAAAAACTTAACTGCTAATGCTAAATTATTGTATGCTGAAATTACTGCATTTTTAAATATGAATGGTGAGTGCTTCGCAACAAACAAATACTTTTCTAAACTTTACGGCAAGAGTATTGTAACTATATCCAAATGGGTTAATGAATTAATTGCAAATGGCTATATATCATCTTATTACACATATAAGGAGGGTACTAAAGAAATTGATAAGAGGTATTTAAGTATTCTTAAAGGGGGTATTAAAGAAAACTTAAGGGGGGGTATTAAAGAAAACTTTAAGGATAATAATACAAGTATTAATACTAATACTACGTATAGTAATAAAAAGGGGCGTTTTAAAAAACCAACAGTTATTGATATTACTAATTATTGTTTAGAAAGAAACAACAATATAGATGCGGAAACTTT